GAATTGTGGCACATCCGCAAGTAATCACGCTTCCGTGTATGCGGTCAGACTCAACAAGTTTCAACCAAGCATTTGTGCCAGTACTTAATTGGCTAAGTCTTTTTTGAAGAGTAAGCAAAGATAAAAAACCTTCAGCTCCAGGTATTTTCTTAAGAACAGTTTCATCAATTTTAGGTTTCCCTGTATTGGTGAAAACATCTGCATCCCAGTTCAGATGGTTCTTAAGCACCCAAGCTATATGATCCCTTGAATTTGGATTCAATGGACTCAAACGACACATAGTTGCTAAAGCTACATATCCTTTGGAGGAATCATTGCGTTTAGGAGTGAAAAGACCTCCATTAACATAAGGAAAACTTTGACGTAATTCTTTGTCAATGTCCTTCAGTTGCGAAACAATTTTAGCTTCCAATTCCATTGCCCCCTTACAATCAAAATGAAAACCAGATTGTTCCTGTAATGAAATCAGACTTGCAAATCTCATTTCAAGATCAACAGCCGAGGGGATTGCGTTAATCTTAGGTTGCAACCTACGCCAGAGCATAGCAGTAACATCGACATCTGATATACATCTTTCACCTAATTCGTGGGTAAATTGTAAGAAATCTTCAAGATCAGCGTGTTTTTTATGAAACCCTAACCTATATCCATATGCTTCAAGCTTATGTTTGCCATACAATTTCAATGGCATATCTTTCCATTTTCTTTTGTAGTCAATATCCAATATGTCAGGATACATCATTCTTGCCAGTATTAAAGTGTCAAGAATTTTACCTTTAGGTTTAAAATTTGGGTAAATATGCTGTATGCAAGGTATGTCATATTGAATAATATTATGTCCAATTAATACATCAGCTTCTTCTAATATTTTTAACCAATCTTTTGTATAAATTTTCGTAGATCTACTATCATTTATTCCACAACAATGTATTTTAGTAACTTCTTTAATTTTTAAAGCATCTGTTTCAATATCAAATACTATTGTTGATGTAGAATCTAAGCTTGTTTGACTCGCAGTACTTAAGGAAGTCCTGGAGTCTGTCGCTGGTAAGTGAGTGGAAGGATTCATTGCTTTTAAAAAAGGTTTGTAAGGGTCGTGTAGCTTTTTGACTTGCAGCTAATACATTTAATTTTCGTGAATTAACACGGGTTAAATGTACATCAAAAGTCGGGTACAACATCACCATTTATTTAATTCTTTAATACGTTGTAAAGGAACAGCTGCACACTGGGGTACAATGCTATTTCCTAATGCTTTCAGACGCAATATCCGATTGGATAGCCCATCATCTCCTCTACAAAGGCTGGGTTTAGAAACATATCTTGTCCAGTTTGGATTAAGTCTTTGCTTGGGGTTTCTCCATTTTGAAGAATATTGAATAACTTCACTGACCTCGGATTCACTGCCTCCCTCAAATTTGCTAATTTCGTTCTTCCCTTTCTGTGAACTTGAGTTTGTTTTACCATCGAGTCGTATCCTCGTTGAGGAAGATGATCCATCGCTGTCGGAGTTGGTAATAGCTGTATTGCTCTGTCTAATGTTATCTGAACATGTTTCCCTGTTTTCGGATTGTATGCTCTTTCTCCTATTACTGCTGGTTTCCCATCCTTCGTTACTAGTGTTTTCAAAAATTTTCCCTTCCCTGCGGTTTGATTTGTTGGGGTAGGCAATGATCCAGATTCGTTCTCTGAGATGACAGGCTCCCATATCTTTTGCTGAAATAATTGACCATTCAGCATCATACCCTGCCTTGGCAATTTGGAAGAGGACTTCTTGGAAGGTTTCCCCTTTTTCGTGAGAGAGTAAATTTCGCACGTTTTCAAATAAGGCAAATTTAGGTCGAACTTCCCTAAGTAACCTAATACTTTCGTAGAATAATCCTGATCTTGTTTCATCATTGATTCCTCTTTGTCTTCCAGCGACGGATAAATCTTGGCACGGAAATCCAATTGTGAATACATCGAATTGTCCTCGTTTTGCTGTGAATGTTCTGATGTCATCGTGAATTGGTATGTTAGGAAAGTTTTTACGGATTACAGATTGACAATAAGAATCTTTTTCTACAAATTGAGTAGTTTTAAAACCTCCTACTATTTTCTCACCTGCATATGAAAAACCAGCTATACCAGAAAATAAATCAAGAAGTTTCAGTTCCATTAATTCTTACCGTAAAGTTCTTGTATATCTACTATATCCATTTCATCAATTAAATTCTTTTTTCTTAATGATGTGTATAAAACTTTCATAGTAGATATATCTCGTAAACAAAAAGCTTTATTTACATTTTCTGTTTTATCAGGAGTTATGTATTCTACATCTCCACATTTTGTTCAAGCATCCTACCTGTGTGCTCATCATAATTTACCTTCCCCGTAACACCCGTCCAACCAGTAAAACGGTTTTTGAGGGTACGGACGACAGTTCCTTCTCCACTTTCTGTATCCTGTTGGTCACGTTCCAAACCGATACAAATGTCACTAAGGCAAGCGATAGCTGAAGAACCCCTAATCCCACTAAGACTTGTTTGTTGCCCATCTTCATAACCTTTATTTCCTTGAGGTCGCCTCAAGTGTGACACAAGAATCATAGAACATCCAGTTTCTTCTACTAGTGATCTTAATTTTGTAACACATTTGTCTATGGCTTTTCTCTCGTCAGACTCATCCAAACCCGATACGAGTATTGATAAGTGATCGAAAATAATGAACCTGCAACCCATGCTAACAATAAGATGCCGTATACGATTAAGCATGGTATTAACATCAAGAGAGCCAAAGTGGTCGTAAAGATATAACCTACCAGACCCAAGGGTTTTACTAAATGCATTTTTGATTTCTTCATCGGTAATGTCTCCACGGTGGATGTGTATAGGATAGTTAAGATTGATACTAATAAATCTTTGAGCTGTGCGTCTGTTATTTTCCTCAAGGGCAATAACTCCAACGGTTTGCCCTTGGCGTACCAGTAAGTCATACGCAATTTCATTAACAAAAGTTGATTTGCCAATACCTGTGCCTGAACAAACTAATACTAATTCCCCTAATCGGATTCCTTTTAACTTGTCGTTTAAAAAAGAATAAGGGTACTCATAAGAGTGTACTTCAGGATCTTCTAAAACTTTATCAAGTAGTTTAGAAGCGTTAACAATTCCATCAGGTTCATATTCAACAGCGTCATAAACCATTCTCATAATGGCTTTATTATCGTTAGCTGTTAATGCTTCACTAGCATCCTTGTAACCTTCTACTGTACCTATCTTGCCTCTACGAGGTGGTAACAGTTGTATGTCTCTTTGAGCAGCTTTCTTACCATGCTCATCATTGTCATAACATAAGATAATTGTTTCAAATGTAAGAACCCAAGGTAACTGTGCCTTTAATGTTTTGTTACCTGATTCAACACCATTTGGTAATGAGACACAAGCCCAAGATCTATTTCTTGCTTCTGCATATGACAATGCATCATACTCTCCTTCAAAAATTACAAGGAGTTTACCTCCACTTCCCCATTTCTCTTGTCCAAGAAACCTTGAATCAGGATTAGATCCTTGCATTAAGAATTGTTTGTTTGGTTTCCTTATCTTGTAACCAGTTAATCTTCTTTGGTTATCGTAGATAGCCCAATAATATGCAGGTTCTCCTCCATGCATTCCTTTTTGGTATCCAAAAAATTTACAGGTATCAACGCTTATATTGCGACTTTTAATAGGTACATAATTACCTATTACAGGTTCTATTTCTTTTATTGAAGAAGTCATTGGTTCGGAAAGAGTAGATGGAATGTATGTGTTGCAGCCAGGAGTGAAGCACCAGCCATGCCCATCCTCATATACTGCTAAATTGTTTTTTGACCCACAATTAGGACAAGGCTGGTGTATTACAGACAATTAAAAACCTCCAAAGATTAAAGTCCTTGGAGGTTTGGTAACCCTTTCCCTTACCAACCGAACTATAACATAGTCAACCAGCTTTTGGGTAAATTAGGACCCTCCGTCCAAGGAATGTTGTGCTTTTCACACCAGGTAGCATATGTCATGCGACCTTTACTAGTTAATTTTCGATGTGCCTTCTGAAAGACCATACGAATATCAACTTCAGGATGCTGCTCTTTAAATAATTTAATGAGCCTTCTATCTTCTGCATCAAAATAGCCTTTTACTTCTAAAACTATTCCGTTGTCAAGAACAAAATCTGGTGTATAACTTCTAGGAATTAATATGTTGTATTTACTTTTTTCATACAACCAATTAACTCCTAAAGAAGTCATATCCTGTGCCACCTTAGATTCAAATCCAGACCTGAAACCATCAACAGTTCGTTTACCGTATTTATGGAATCGTCTGGGCATAATCTAAAAGTCAGGATCGGGGATCTCACACTCTGGAACACTAGCAGGTTTTTGTACATTTGGCTTGGATTGTTTAAA